CCGACTGAATGAGCAGTTGGCATGGGTTTGTTGAGTCTTGTCTTGGCTTCTATCCAAGAAGAGTCGGCATAGCCAGAGTCAATCCAAGATACTACTACTGGTGCTTTCATCCTTAACTTCTAATTTTTTTTTAGGTTTGGATTTTTTTAAACCAATAGATTTGTCTTGACTGTCTGATGGCATGGCTTTCCCCATTCGAATTAATTGATTACCATTCTCATCACTGGTATCAACTACATCGTCTTTTTCATAAGACTTCCCATCGAGGCAAACATTTCTAGTTAATTTTATTTTCATAATAACCTTTCTTAAATCCAGCACCCCAAATGGGATGCTGGTTTAATTATTTATAATTATGCAGTCTCGTCAATATCTAAGATTGCAGAGAATGACTGTGCATGACGAACAGCAATATCAACACCTTGGAAGAATACTAATCTCACTGTACCTGCACTTGAGGCTGTAAATGGATCAACTAAAATATCTAATCCAGAGTAGAAACCTACTAATAGATCATTAAAGTTTCCAAAGATCATCGCATGAGCAGTTGAACTTAGAGTACCTTTTGTTAAGTCCTTCGGTAATTGTGATGATTGATATACTGGATATCCGTTAAGAGCATCAGCAGTATCCATGATCATCATTGAGTCAGTTGATGCTACCTTTGGTGTTTTTCTCATTTGATAAACAACCTCTGGAGTCACAGCATAACCCAACGCACCTTTAAGACCATTATCAACAGCAACTTCTTTGATCAGATCAATAGTTGCATCATAAGTGATCGCACCACCATTAGTACCGATTGCTACTGAACCAATACCAGATGTTTGTGTGATACCTGTAGGTTCGTTTGAACCACCACCTTCAAATGCTACATCATCAATTTTAAGAGCAATTTGACCTGTCATATCGTTTCTGACGATCTGCTCGATTGATGGGTTGGAGTTGTTGATTAACTGTCTTGAGATATCTACAAAACCACCAAGGTCTCTCTGAGTCATTGTGACTTGATCGAATGCTTGGTTAGTTTCTGCCACTGCTGAATTCTCAGCAACAAATCCAACAGTACCTTTAGTTGTTAAACGAGGAATTTTGATATCCCCTTTTAAGCCTCTAAATACTGTTGCACCTGCTCTAAGAACAGTTGCCTGCTCTCTAAGTGCATCAATGTATAAATCACCTCTGTGTACGTCTGGTGTCACATGACCACCAGCAGTAGCAGTTCCCTGTGTTAAATCTCTTGCAAAGATTTCTGTAGGAACATACATACCTTGAGGTGCTTTACCTGTACGTTTTGCGATTTCATCTGAACACTCTCTCTCAAAAGTTGCGTTTTCCCAACGACCAGATAACTGACCATTGATCATTTTGAATAAAGAATATTCTTGTTTTTCTTTTTGAGATAAACCTAATTCTTGACCAGATGCCAATGGCTTATCTTTGATTTGGTTTAATAAAACCCCTTTGAATTCTTCTACTGAAGTTCCATTTCTGATGTGATCGTTTGCTAAGTCTTTGCAGTTATGCTCAGAGCCTAAAGCTAAAATCTCATCTGTTCTTTTTCTTTCAGCTTTTAGAATGTCATTAGGATTTGCTGTCTTTTCTTCGGACATTTGTTTTTTCCCTTCTATTCTATTGTTATTAGTAATGGAAGCTGATCTCCCAACACCAACAGATGTATCGGCTGGTATTGAAACGATGCTCGCTTCAAGTGGCTTGAACGCAACTCTGAAAGTCCGTTTGGATGATCCCTCTTCCTCGCTTCCCTTCTCGACTGCCTTCATATCAAAGACTTCATAACCAACAGAAATATTTCTGCGTATTCCATCTTTCACATCATTGAAAACTTCTTCAGCCAGCTTTGATTTACCAAATCGCACTGTGGCTCTTCCTACCTTGTCAGAGTCTATTGAAGCCTTTTCAACAATTCCTATTTGCTTCGTTGCATCATGGTCTAATAACAATGGTGCATTTCCAGAAGCCATAAATTCTAAATTAGCCCTGCTATGATCTAAGATTTCAATTCCAAAATCTCTTTCATAAGGCTGTTCTGATGAGAATGCTATTCTGACAGTTCTTTTATCCTCATCAATCATTTCACTATCTTCGGACTTTAGAGAAAAATGTCTATATACTACATTATTCGAAAAGGCTTTATCTTGTTTTTCTTCTTCCTCTTCTTCTTCATCTTCATGTGCATCTCTCTCTTCCTCATCGGTCATTTCCTTCTCTTCATCTTCGTGACCACCTTTGTCCTCATCTTCGTGCATATCTTTTTCTTCATCCTCGTGAGCATCTTTTTCTTCTTCTTCTAAATGATCCATTTTATCCTCGTCTTTTTCACGACTTTGCAGACCACTCTCATACTCATCTGATTTTCCATATTTAATTGTGACACTATCTTCATCCTCTGAAACAGCGATGATGTGTCTTTTTTCTATATCAACCATTTTCTTTTCCTCATCTTTCTTTGGTTTCATTGGATGATCCTCTGGTAGCAAATCGGTGTCATGTTTACCACCTTGAAATCTTCCTGTTCGTAATGCGAAAAGGAAGGAATTAACTCTAGCATAACCCCACTGTTCTGGTGATGACACACTCGGTCTGACACTTTGTGGGTTTGTTTTATATGCACCAATTCCTCTTTCCATTACCTTTGTTAATTCAGCCAAAGTAGTTCTGGCATTCCATTTTACTTTGCTTTCCTTAACTTCTTCGTTGTGATCTTTAACCTTTTTTTCTAAGGCTTTTGTCACACTCGCAGAAACTTGTTTACTATCTATATTCTTCTTACCTTCTTGCTTCTTTGTCAATTCTAAAATGACATCTTTCATTCTTTGTTCACCTAAAGTTCCAATAACACCCCATTTAATTTGGGCTACAACTCCAGCGACATTAGACATATTAGGCTGTAGGGTTGGATCATCTTTAAATTGTTTTCCATCTCTAAAGTGTCGAGAAGCCCAAGCCTCTCTCTCTTTAATCCATTTAATTGTACCTTCAGACTCATTTCCATTTCTGGCTTTAGTCCAATATTCAAATGCTTCGTTGCCACGAATATTTCCCCCTGCTCTCCAAATCTTAGGAGTATTATCTTTCATGGCTTTGGCAAACTTATAATCGAATTGTGGGAAGTTAGAATTTCTTAGAGAGATTTTTTTATCGTCACCTTTTTCTGGAAAATTAGTTGTCATCTTCTTCTTCTCTCGTTTGAACATTATCATTATCTTTCATCGCCATTCCAAAAGGCTCAAACATATAATCCAAACCAAATCGTTCTGCTAATTTTTTATCAGCTTGGATTTGTTCAAATAAAGTTTCTGCATCTTTACCATAGTTAGATGCAATATCAGAAACGGAGACAATACCATTTTTTAATCCTTGAATATTTGCTTGAACTTCTTTTAATGGATCAATCCAAGGAAATCCTTTTGGCTGAAAATTAGGTGAATTAAATTTATCGTATTTTGCCATCGGTAAATTCATCTCTGTAGAAGTCATCGCCATCTTTAACCATTCTGCATAAACAGGTTTACAGAAATGATCGATAATAAATTTTTGTGTTGTTTTAAAATATTCTCTTTGTTCTAATTCACCCTGTCTAATAGAGGAATAATTCACTTGAGTTAAATCATTAGCCAGACTGTGATAAGAAATATTTAGACCAGATGATATTTGTCTTAAAATAGATTTTACAAAAGTATCAAATGCACTGGTTGGATGTTCTGGTGAAAAAGTTTTAATATCATAACCAGCAGGTAGTTGTTGGAATGTTCCAGCTTCTACTTTCATCTGTTGGGTGTATTCATTTTCTGGTGCAACATCTCCAACATATTCATCTCCACTAGGTGAAGTTATGAAACCCATTTGAGAAGCATGAATACGAGAAGCAACCAATTCAGCTTCTAAATAACCATGAAGCATTTTAAAATTTTTAATTGTTGGTGACATGGGTGGAACACCTCTAGTCTGATTTGGTCTTTCCATAAAATAAATATGTAAAATATTATCAGCAGGAACTCTGATTGTTTCTTTAGACTTTGGTGTGCCTATAAAATAATCATAAGGATTATATTCAAATAAGTGATAAGCCACAGGTCTATCCGTATCTTTTTCTAATTCAACACCCATACGGATTGTATTTCCGTTTGATAAAACTTCATTTTTTTCTTCGTCTAGTAAATCAATATCAATAAATTTTAATGCAAATAAATATCTGTTTGATTTATCTTTAATCATCTGTATTAAAACTTCACCATCAACAAATAAACTTTGCACAACCATTTTTAGTGCATCATGGAATGACATCTTTTTGTCAGTCGTGCAGTTTCCATACTTTGACCATTCTCTCCAACGACTTTCAATAATACTATTAGCAACAAAATCTAATTCGTTATTTCCGTCTTTGGCTCTATTTTGTAAAACCATTCCTTGATTACCGACAATGTTAGTCACCATTAAATTAACAAATCGTTTTGCGTATTCGTTGTTGCGATGTAATTCTCTAGTGCGATCTCTAAGTTGTCTTAATGAATATCTAATTTCATCATCGGCTGATCGTGTTTGTTGAATAAAGTCTGCAAGAAATCTTGTAGAGTTTGCACCTTCATAACTTCTTTTTAATTTTTTCTTTTTACCAAATCTAAAAAAATCTTTTATTGCCATTAAAACACTACCTTCACATTATTGCCTGTTGAATATCGACCACCTTTTAATCTTTGTTTTTTGATATGCTGTGCAACTTCTCTTTTGTAATAATTTCTCAAGTTTGTAATTTCCTCAAAAGAAAATTTAGACAATGATCGACCACCAATAGAATAAGAACTCACATCTCCATTACCAGCTTTGGTCTCTAAGAATGACTCAATGTGATCTAACATTTTTTGTGCATGAACTCTGACATCTGAATTTGAAGAGTCATAGTCATCGACAATAGTCCAATGACCAGAGTCAATGGTAATTCTTTCACTATCAGAATTTCTGATGATATAGGCTTGCCAATCATATTCTCCAACTCCATAATTGACAGTTGTAGCACTAGCAACAGATACTAAATAATCATTACCAGATGCTGACGCAGTAATATCAATATCAGCATGATTGGAATGGTAAATGGTGGCAGTGTATTTTAGGGTATATTGATCGTTGGGGTAATCTTTATGTAAATCAGTCCTTTTCCACTGGAGAATGTCTCCAGCCCTTATTTCTGTCGGTTCTTGTTCTGGTATATTTGCAGTATCGAATAAATTAGCCATTCCCTATTTCCATGAATTCACAAAGTTATTTTTTATCATAAGTTTTTTTTGAGTCACCTTATTTTCTTCTTGACTATCTATTCTATCTTTAACCTTATTTAAGTCAGCATTCAAGCCAATAAATGATGCGTAGCCATAAACCAGACAGTCTAATGCTTCGTTTCTTGTTCTAGTCTTAACATACTCTCTGGTTGGTATTCCCTTAACATATTTTGTTTTGACTCTTTCTGATTTCAACTGCAAAAAATATTCATCATCAAGATTTTTTGGAAAATGAATATAACCTGCACCTTCTTGATCAATCTTTAATCTTGCGAATAAAACATCCTTCGCACTACTAACTCCAATCATAAATAATGGGGTTCTCATTGAATTATTTGTTGATGCTCTTTTGGGAAAGATAGGTCGTGAGCCTGCCATACCTTTTATTGCTAATATTCTTCTTCTAAATCTGGAACGACAAAAAGATAATACTTGGTTTGTAAAGTGACCACCACTATCAACACAAGCTGTTGCCAGATGCAATTT